TTTGTCTTGCGCAAATTCTCTAATTTCTCCCGCCAATGAGCGAACAATGAATTGTTCTAGACGACGATAGTTTTCAGTTTGAATTTTGCGGTCTTTGTGCAACTCTTTAATTTCTTCAGCTAGTTTAGTAGCCATGAAATTATTGAATCTGCCAGCACTTTCCATCATGTGGTTTTTAACACGCACACGATCTTCTACTACAGCTTGTTTTTCGCCAACAAATTCTTCAATTTCTTTAGCGAGACTTTCAGTAACCATTTTGTCTAGGGCTTCTACCATTACTTGTTTGTCATGATTGTAGCGACTAGCCATTTCTTCGCGCAATTCGGCGCGAATACTTTCACGAGCTTCATTTAACTTGGTTTCCCAAGCTTCACTGATAGCTGTACGAGTTTCCTCGTTAACAATGCCACTATCTAATAATGGTTTGATAGCATCAAACATAATAGCTTTCTCCTATAATTTTAAGTCATTGATCAAGCGAGTTACCTGCTCTTTCAAATACTTTTGCACTTTTTTGTCGCCCTGAGCATCACGAGCTATTTCTAGCGCCTTGTGCCCATGTTTCATATTAAACAAACCTTCATAGATGGCTGTTGGATATGCATGTGGCGCACTAGGTTGTGCTACAATGTCAACTGTGACTATCTCGAAATCACTGACGTGCCCAGTGCCTTCGCTGACGTTACCGCTACCGCGGCTTGAAACACCTAATTTAACACCACTTTCTAACATGGTTCGGACTAACTGTCCCATAGGTGTTGGTAGAATCTTTAACTTGCCGCAGCCTGCAGGACCATCCATCCACATTTGTTCAATCATGTGGCTAACACGGTCCAAATTAATTTTTAAATCATCTGGGTGATCTACTTCGCCTAGGACGCTGTAGCCACCTTTGATTTGCTCATTAATCTCTGACCCTGCTTTGGTAATTTCATTAACAGGGTAAATACGCTCGTTTAGATTTCTTACGCCGCCTTCAATGAAAATACCTTTCATGTAGCACTCTTTGACTGAGCCAGACTTGCTATCCTCGTAGAGGACTTCCATGCCAGCACGGTCAAAGGTAAGATTTTCTTTTAAATAAGCCATTATAACTAATTAACGAGTGGTTTTACGTGCTACTTTACGTGACTCAGCTACTACGCTGCCTTTAGCAACCGGAACTGAACCATCGGTAGTTTGTCCTTCTTTGCCATGATTCTTTTCATAGCTGGTTTCATTCTTGTTAAAGAACTTGTTAGCACCATTGCCGCCAGGAACATTAACATTGCGTTTAGCGATGTCATTTTCTGTAGCACCTTTGCTATATGCATTGTTTGGTTTGGTATAAGCCTTACCTTCGGGCGCCGCTTCCGATCCACCTTGGGCAATATTTTTGTTAGTTCCGCCCATGTTGTTCTTAGGTTGATTTAGGCTTTTAGAATTAACAGAGGTACTACCACCACTGCTGCCAATTAGTTTGCCTTCAGATCCGCCCTTTTTTTCAGCGCCATGACCGTCTTTAACTGGAATAACATATTCCATCAATTCCGAATCATCCATTCCCGGTGCTTCACCATGCATGCTGTGTATACTTACATCACCATGTACACCTGGCTCGCCGTCTTCCTCATTTTCTTCGCCAGCAATGATTTTATCAAACTTTGCTTGCAATTCGTCTAATTCTGCTTCTAGGCCCATAACACGGTTGGACAAATCTTCTTCGCCTTCTTCGCCGCCTTCTTCGTCGCCAAATGGGTTTTCTTCTTTGCCTTCTTCGCCGCCTTCTTCGTCGCCAAATGGGTTTTCTTCATCGGAATCTGACGATGGCATTTCCATTTCGCCTTCTTCTTCTTCCTGTTCTTCGCTCATGCCAAGATGATCATTGGAAATTTCGTCTACTAGATCGTCTACACCGTTTGATTCGCCATGTGGGCTAACTTCATCGATTAGATTTTCATAAATTGATCTTGATTTTTCAACAACGATTTGGTGAAAAAGTTCACGTGCTTTGTCTTCTTGCTCATTGATGATATATTCAATTAGCTTTTCAAATTGGTTCATAGGAGGCTCCTTGTAATTATGTGAGTTAACCACATTATGTGGTCGCTTAATGATATTTACATAATATCGTAATATTATGCGTTAAATGGCGGTTTTTTGACGGTTTTTAAATTAAAGACCAGGCATTCCAGCTGCTGCTGGGGGCTTGTACTGCTTTGCTACGTCTTCAACTTCTTGTTGACGTTCAAATGTACGTAGGTCATTCATAACTCTCAGGCGTTTAATTTGTAGTAGAGTTAATCGGCTTTTACGAGAATCTGTCATTTTTTTAACAGATTGGTCGTCATTTTCAGAGCTGTAGCCTTCAGCTGAATTAGTACTAAAAAATTCGGTTATAAACATATATGATATTTATCAAACAAATTAAAAATTATACCACACCTGGCATTGGGGCATTTGCACCGCCTCCCATTGGGGTTGCACCACCACCTGCACCCACTCCGGCAGCACCGGGCATAGCACCAGGCATGCCCAGGTCGCCGCCTGGCATACTGCCATCCAATCCAGGCAATGCTTCGGCATTGGTCATATCTCCGCTGATTGCACCTGGTGTGATGCCTACGCTACGTAAACCAACATCGTTCGCATCACCGGCAGTTTTTGTTTCCCCTTGCTCTTCAAGCCAAGCTTCTTCGTTTTCGCTCATCTCTTGTTCGTTTAGTCCCAAATAACGTTTCATTAAGAATCTCTTAGAGAAATACGGATATTGCTCTAGCTGCGTATATGTATTAATACGTGCTGCATCGACTTCTGTTTGACGATATTGTGCAAAATTCTGCGGTTCATTGAGGTCTAATGTAAACAATTGACTGTCTATATTAATACCTCTCCAACGCATAAACATCTTAAATTCGGTGTCTAGTTTACCAACAATCATGTTTTGTAATCTAACACAATAACGATTAAAACGCCACTCTTGAATTAAAGCAGTGCCTACTCTGCCGTCGGTAATTGACGCTGTTCCGTCATCTGCACCAGTTGGTAAATAGCTGCTGGGAATACGCAAGCCACGGAATAACTTGTTAGTAAAGAAACGCAAGTCCGTAATTTCGCCCAAATTTTGTCCACCTTGCAACACTTCAACTTTGCTGCCACGTCCTTCGGCTGTTTGCGGAAAGAAAAAGTCTTCGTTAGTGGATATGGGATTGTATGTAGCATCCATCATATTGGCGCCGCCGCCAGTCTGACTAGGAATTCTACGTTGTTGAATTTCGTTTTTAACACGCTCAACAAAGGCCATAGCCATATGACTCGGCATATTACCAACGTCTACATAAAATGCCCTGCGTTCTGGCGCACGTTGCACACGATAAATGATAATAGCATCTTCAATAAGTTCTTTTTGTTTGAACACTTTGAAAATGTTTTCTAATACGCTATTACCAAAAGGCCAATTGACATCGAGCCCTTCAGTTAAACTTAAATGTACTATATGTTCTGCATTTATTGCAGATTCGTTTTGTGCTTTTTGGAATCTGCTACCGCCGGTATAAGGTGCAGCAGGTTGTATATAAGAACCGTTTGCTCCGCCTACTTGCGGATGGTTTGAATATACATCGGATGTGCTTACCGCAGTCACAGTTAAATTTTGAAAATTGGGCTGAATATCTTTTAAAATATATTGTTCAGGTTCTTTGCCTTGCGTTTCGTTTACAATAACCTTAACTACTTTACCCATTTCTACCCACATGAGCTCAAATGTTTCTGGGTCACGCACAAATACTTGATCGCCGTATTTTAAAGTATTTCTGACAATTTTAAATATTCTTCTATTAAATTCGTTCAATGATACCCATTGTTGTAATTGCTCTTTAATGATGTCAACTTCATTATCTGTTGGTTTTTCTTTATAATTTAATTTAAAAGGTAATCCAGTGGTTGCATCAGGTTGGCTACTGAATTCAGCTAAAATGTCCAATGCAGCGTTTACTTCCGAGTCTTGGTCCATTTGTTCGTATTGATTGTATCTTTCAAGACGGTTTGGATGCCCAACATATACCTCTGGTAAATTACTTTGATAATTCCTGTATGAAGGGGTATTCCCAGATTGCAATGGCACAGGACTAAGCATTGCTGGGTTTGGCGATTTAAAGTATTTTTTCCAAGACATTTTAAATGAATCTCTCTATTAACTATATTTATTACTAATGATATAGCGTTATGTTTTAATATGCTGCATTTAATAACTGTCGGGTATTATTGTTGCCTTCGGTTAGTAAATTTATTAAATTATCAGTTTTTGTTATACTAGTTTCCATTGCTAGTAATTGTTTACTTACTAATTCAAGTAACTGTTGCTGATCAGACCCTATAGGAGCAGATATTGGTTCGTTGGTTAGAGATTTTGGTTGAACTTGAGTTGCTTTTTCTGCTTGAACATTTTTATCCCTGAGTTCCCCAATCATTCTAGACAAAGCACCATCTAACTGTTGATTGCTATCAACTATTAACGATTTTGATATACTATCAAAACTTTTATTAATTTGATTTGGAGAATCTTGATTTGTTAATAATAACTGTGATGTGTTTTTATCTGTTGATACACCTAACGCTAACATTTGATCAAATGTTTTTTGTATAGACGTTGAACCCAAGTCAAATTGATTAGTTGACATTGCCGAATTGAACATCTTATCAGTTAGTGTTTGAAATTGTGTAGTTTGATCGGTTGATTGTTTGCTTGCAGTACCACTGAAGTTAAGTAACTGCCCCATTGTAGTTTCCATTTGTGACATCAATGAGTTAGATTGCGCAGTATCTGCTTTTGTATTATTACCAAAAGAATCAATTGACGATTTTAATTGTGCAGTTTGATCTGCAAACTGTGCGGTGGGTAATTTAATAGCACCAGACATCTGATCAATCGACGATTTTAATTGTGCAGCTTGATCTGCAAACTGTGCGGTGGGTAATTTAATAGCACCAGACATCTGATCAATCGACGATTTTAATTGTGCAGCTTGATCTGTAAATTGTGTATTAGGTGCTTTAACAGAACCAATCAATTGATCAATTGAAGTTTTTATTTGCCCAACTTGAGTCGCAACTTGTGCAGTGGGTAAATTTGCAGAACCAATCAATTGATCAATTGAAGTTTTTATTTGGCTAGCTTGATCTGCAAATTGTTTATCTTGCCCGTTGGGTAATTTAACGGCAGTAGCCAATTGGTCAATTGACGTTTTTATTTGTCCTGCTTGATCTGCAAATTGTGCGTTAGGTGTACTAATAGATCCAATTAATTGAGTGATTAAACTTTTTATGTCACTGGTTTGATTTGCAAACTGTGCATTGGGTAAATTAACAGCACTAGTCAATTGATCCATTGAAGTTTTTATTAAACCAGCTTGATCTGCTACTTGAGTATTCTGTACGTTAGGCAGTTTAACAGCAGTAATTAATTGATCAATTGATGTTTTTATTTGACTTGACTGATCTGCAAACTGTGCATTGGGTAACTTAACAGCATCTAATAATTGGTTAACTATGCCTTGTAATTGAGTATTTTGCCCCAACGACTGTTGATCCATGGATTTACCAATGGTAGTTAATTGATCAATTGCCAATTTTGTAACTTCTGCGTTATTTGATCTAGACATTTCTGCCGAATTCATTTGATCAAATATAGTTTTAAGTTGTGGTGCAAAATCAGTAAAGCCCGGAGGCATCATTGATTCAACTTTAATATTAATATCTTTGTTCAGTATGTCAGATAACTTATTTGCTCCGCTTGATAACAAGGTCTGCAGAGAAGTACCAGCAGCAGACAAGCTAGAAAAAAACTCTTTAAATGGAGTTTGAGCTTGCTCGTTTGCTGTTGATATAATACTACTAGGAGTAGCAAGCCCTTTATTGTATTCATCGGTTTCAGCTCGATTTAATACACGCTCACCTTCATGTATTAATAAAATTTTGGTACTGGGTTCAGCAGCGGCACCGTAACGTTTGCCTGTTCCATCCAGTCTGGTATTTTTAGGTTTACTAAAAAATCCCTCAATTGCGCCGCCAATACCGCCAATTATGCCGCCAATTACGGTTCCAGTAGCTGCTCCGCTATAAAGACCTGCGCCTGCGCCTATTACTGTACCAAAGCCAGGACCAACAGCACTTCCGGCTATACCGCCGGCGACCATGCCAACGCCAGCACCTGTTTCAGCACCAAATGCGGCGCCATCGGCGGCGCCGCTAAGAGCGCCCGCTTTTACTCTATCAAACGTACTTCCCCCACCTGCAGCGGATGCTGCACCGGTGCTACTGCCTCTATCGTGTATCTCTTTGGCAATTTCAGCAAATGTCTCTTTTATGCTTTCAAGCATTGCTGCGGTTACCGACGCATACCCTTTAATCAATGGATCCATGGCCGATTGTAAATCTAGTGCCATTTTTTGCGATGCTTGCAGTGCTTTCATCAGATCATTAGTTAACTCGTCTTTGGTAGTTTCTTGCCCTTTGGTGCCTTGTTCGGCCAATTTTTGTGCATCGGCAGTCCATAAATTTCTGAATTTCAACTCATCGCCCATTACTTTAGATAAATCAGTAACAAACCCACCAATACCTGCCATACCTGCCATACCAATATCCGACTGCTTGAGCATGTCATCTTTAATTTGGCCAGTATACTGCCCATTTATACGTCGTTGTTCAGCATCATCAAGTTTACCAGCTTGGAATGCTTTATAGCTGGAGGTAACACTGTCGGTTAATCCTTGACTCATTGCTGCCGCTGCTGCGCCTTCTTTGTTAATAACACTGCCAAACATGACCATGTCCATGAAGTTTTTACTCTCCAATTCACTCATGTTACCCATCGCACCAATAACACCCTTGCGCTGATTTTCATCCATGCCGGCTAGTTTTTGTTGGAAACCAAGTTGACTGGCTTGATCTCTAACTCTTGCCATTCTTTGTTTTGCATCTTCGCCAGTAATAGCAGATATTATTCTTAAATTTTCAGCATATTTTTGTGTTTCTGCTGCAATTTGCGTGTCTGT